TTTTTTTTGATTTTTAATATTTTTGGTTTTTGGTTTGTTATCAATCAATTACATAACAAATATACAACCTGTAAACACATTATCCAAATATTTTACACACTTTGTGATGAACGGTAAATAAAGCTGATGAACGGTAATTAAACGAATGAATACCTTCCATTACCCCTTTTCATATTGTAATTATTCCAAGCCAAAGCCAATGCCATTACACAGTCATCGTGAAATCCACTAGGCGCAGAATACTTTACCCCATTTGCCGTGAACTGATATTCAAAGACCTGCAGTTCATTTGTGATTGCGCCTTCAGGGAATCCAATTTTTTGTTGTTGTATGGCAGTTGCTAGACCTTCCATTAGTTGCTGCTTGCTTGAACTCGTAAACTTCAGACCTTCTATTGCTATGCCTTCCCTTTGCAAGTCCTCTAGGATAGGGTCGCCTACACCTGTACTATCCACCAATATAGGGCATCTAGGCAGCCTTTTTATATTCTCCTTAGTATTATGCCAATCCATTTGATACCTGTCAAAATAAGCCACGTTCCCTGCATTATCAAGACCTATTATAACCGTATGGTCTACAGACTTTGCAAGGTCAATACCAAATGCAACTATTTGTTGGTTGCTAATTGGCTTAGTGCAGTTAGTAATAAATTGGTTACCAAATGGGTTTGCACTATTCTCTGAAGGGTTAGCCATATACTCCTGCTCAAACACTACATTTGGCAATTGCATCCTAGCTTCATCTATTTCCATTGGGTCTATGAAAGGATTATCATAACTAGTAAACTTAAAGGATGCCCAATCATTTTCACCTGCTTTCATAAACAAGCTATAGAAATAGTTTTTACCTCTAGGTGTAGATAAGAAGATTGCCTTCCCTTTGTAATCGGTTAGGGTTGGTCTAATACTATTTTGCCATCCTGATTCTAGGTCAGGTATAAAGGATGCTTCATCTATAATAACCAAATGAAACTTTCTACCTCTTAGGTTATCTAATCGTTCTCCTGTGAAGAACTCTACCTGTCCACCATTAGGGAAGTCTATTTTTAAATCAGACTTGTTTTTAGGCAATTCTAGGGATTCAGTCAGCTTACTGAAGAAAACCTTAGCTAATCCATAAGTAGGGGTTATATAAGCCACAGAAAGACCTTTAACGGCATATGTAACAGAAAGTATCTGTGATAGTTCTGATTTACCGAATCTACGACCACACATAACTACCCTGAATCTTTTATCACATTCTAGGATTCTCTGTTGGTTTTCGTGTGGATTAGGTAGGAATATTTGCATTATAAAATGGTTTTACCATCTACAAAGATAACCTCTATTTTATTATCTGATTTAATATCCATCTGTTCTTTTGGTTTGCCATATACTCTAGTCAATAAAGTATCTAATGAATACAGGCTGCCATTGCTCATAGATTTTAATATGGCTTTAGCAATAGTCTTTTCTAGTACAGTTGCTTTATCATTCGTGCTTACTGATTTTAGTTCTTCTTCATCCATAGACATTAAAGCCTGAATACTATCATTAATTTCTGATAGCTTATACCCCTGTTCTTTTAACAGGCTGACATATTTTCTAGGTCTACCATTGGGATTGCCTGATTCCCCTGCTTCAAATGGTTTTGCTCCTATTGGTGTTACTCCTTTTTCAAATGGCATTTCTGTAATATTTCTGTTATTTATCTAATTTTGCTTTAAAATGTTCACAAAGTACTTCCATCTTAGCTATGTAATAAGTTGTAAAGTCTTTGTACCCCTCGTTGTTTTGCTGATAGTTTATATATAAAATACCCCTCAATCTTTGTGATGGGGTTTTATTTGTGTCTAGGTCTGTTTTAATATCATCTAGATTATCTAGTTCTTCTTGTTGGAATGTTTCTTCTTTAATAGCTATGTAACAATATCTTTGGTTCAGTTGGAATACCTGTGCTGCATTAGCAGGGGATAGTTCCTGTGTGCCAAAGGTTACCTTTATTGTTTTATCCTTTCTAGATGTTAGTCCTTCTATTTGTGCAGCTAATATAATCATTTGCCTTGTCCTCTACTAGGTTTTGGTTTTGGTGTATGTTTGTTATAGGACTTCTTTGCGTATCCTCTTTTGCGTTTTCCGAATGAAACTTTTGATGAATCGGTTTTACCTTTTGCCATTTAATTTCTCTTTATGTTTGCTTTTTAAATATTCCATATGTGTCTTAGTATCCCCCATCACCAAATGACATTGCCTACATAGTGCCATCAGATTATTTATATTGTCAGCCTTTTTATCACCGCCCATTCCCCTAGCTTCTATGTGATGTATGTCTACTGCCTTAGCACCACAGGATTCACAAGGGATAAAATCTTCTATGCCATAACCAAAGTAATCTAAATATAGTTTAGTGTGTTTCTTCATTGAACATTATGAAGTTCAAAGATACGAATACAAATCCTATATTTAAACTCTTATGTAGTTCACCAAATTCATCTACTGAATAGCCTATTGAAATACCTAATTGAATAGTTTCAGTTAATACCCCTAATGATATTCTAAAGCTACCAAATTGAAAATAGTATTCCATTACTTGTCTATTTGTTTTAGCTTATTTATTGCCCATTCAATACCTGAAGTGCCACCCCAAGCATCCCACATTAGACCACCACAACCTTCAGAATAAGGGACATCTTTACTTTGCTGATGTCTTTTAAATGATGCCATCCTAGCTATTGTATCCCTAGATATATTTTCTTTATTTGCTAATTGATTTGCCCTAGCTTTACCTACTGCAGTTCCACATTCACCCCAACCATTTTCTTCTGCCCATTTCAATGCCCTTTTTGCATTGTTACTAGCAGATTCAGGATAGTCATTATAACTTTCTTGTAACTCAAATTTAACACCTCTAGCCTTTGGTAAAGCATTTACTTCTTTTATAACATCAGGATTATTGTCAGTATGTATTTCTATACCTAATGAATTAATTTTTTCTACCTTAGCTTTATTAGAACCTGTTGCATAAACTCTATCTGCAGGAATGCCTAAATATTTTGCAGTACCTAACATAGATTCTTTATCACCTCTAGCTGAAATAATATAAACTAATTCACCTGCTGCAATATCCCTTTTAGCTTTATCTTTACCTGCCTCTGTACTTAATACACCATCATAATCATAGCTTACTTTTTTAGCAGCATATTTGCCACTAGCTAAAATAGCTGCCCATACTTCTGCAGCCTTTTCGTGTGTGTCATAAACGCAACTACCTGTACCTATTCTGTACTTACCATTGCTACATTTGTATATCGGCATTCCCTATCAATTTATTATAAATAGCAAATCTTCTATTATTTATTGTGTGCAGGTTATAGTTGGTATTACAGTAATCAAATAGCTTCTGCCCATATTCCATTCTAGCTGCTTCATCAAAGGTCAATAGCTTTATCCATTTGTACCAATCCTGTTGGTTATTTACATAGCATACAGGCATATCTTTATAAGGATGCACGTTGCTAACTATAGCAGGGTTTTTCTTAGATGCAGTTTCTAATACCTTTAGATTAGATTTCATTGCAGAGAATTTATTATCTACCAAAGGAATTATACTTATATCAGAATCAGCATAAGCACCCATATATTTACTAATTTCTGCATAATCATAAATAGTTGGATTAAGTTTCAATCCATTAGTGAATACCCCAATCATTCTATCCCATAGATGTTTTTCCCCTAGATTATATCCTGCAATAACAGTTCTTACAGGGAAGTTAATCTTCTTCATTGGGTTACGCAATATATCTAAATCAGGAACGTGCGTACCTGACCCTGACCAAAATAATCTAACCAAATCAGATTCTAATTTATTATCTTGGAACTGTTCCTCACCATATGGTAAAGCATTAGGGATTATTTCTACGTTTGTATTAAACTGATATATTTCTTCTGCAAGTCTTTCGTGTGTACAGGTGCAAAGGTCTGCCACTCGCATATATTCTGTTATGATATCTGTGATATTGCTTTCTCTATATCTTTGTGCTAGAACGTGCGAAGGTGGTAAAATCCAATAATCATCATTGTCTACTATTAATTTAAAGTTGTATTTAATCTTCATCTTTACTAATAGTTTAGCATCAGTTGAAGCTAAGAATCTATTAAATAAAACTATGTCATAGTTATTATCAAATACTGCTTCATTTATTGTATCAGTTATCATACAATAGTCTTTGCGCATATTAACTAATGGCATCATAATCCTATGATAGCCAACCCCACTAAATTTATTTGTAATTGCTAGTATTCTCATAATGGCATATAGTATGCTTTAGTTCCGTTTGTATAATCTGATACGTTCTTATTGTGTAAGTCCCAAGTCTTTTTTACTAAGTCCATTTTATTATATCCATAGGCATCTGCTCCGTTCTGCTCTATATGTGTAGCTTTAGTAGATGGAATGAATTTAGTATGCAATCCTGCTGCCCTGCATCTAGTACAGTAATCTAAGTCTATTGCTCCATATGGGTCTAATTCCTCGTTAAATGCGCCTATCCTATTTATTGCTTCTTTTGATATTGTAAAGTTCCCAATCAAATCTAATGAATCACCGTTAAATCCATTTAATGGTATTGAGCATATGCCTATGGTATTATCCTGCATAAATTCATTCCTAGTTAATAACCAATTATCAGGCTCTAGTATATCATTGCCCATTATGGTTACATAATCTATATTATTTAATTGCATTAATCCTTTATTGATTGCATATGCAATACCTGTTTCATCAATTATGCTAATTAAGTCTATGTGCTTACCTGCATTTTTAATGTTATGAAACAAAGTTTCAATGTTTCTACTTTGGTAGTTTAAATATATTACTGCGTTCATCTAGGTTTGTTTTCTCCTAATTTTCTTGCAGGTACTCCTGCATATTTTGTATATGGTTCTGATTCCCCTTTAAAGAATGCACTTGCACCAATCATACAACCTTCATTAATTACACTAAACTGATGCAATACTGCATTAAGTCCTATGTTTGAATTTTGCATAATAGTAGAATGCCCTCCTATCTTTGCTCCGCAACTTATTGTAACATTAGATAATATCTTGCAATCGTGTCCTATATGAGAATGCTTCATAATATAACAATTATGCGCAATCATTGTGGTATCTGTTGTACCTGCATCTATTGTAACCAATCCTGTAATAATATTATTATCCCCTATAAATACTTTGCCCTTTGGCTTGTCCCAATACCTTTTATGTTCTGCAGGGTCGCCTATAATACAATAAGCACCTATATAATTGTTATCCCCTAGTATAACATTATCCCCTATTATTGCAGTTGGATGTATATAATTAGCCATTTATTTTTGGTTTGCGACCACGTTTTTTTGGTTCTATAATTTCTTGATTATCAACTACTTCACTTTTTTCACTTTTTTCATTTTCTATTGGTAAATTTTCATAATATTTATAAAGTCTTAATACCATATCCATTCTACAGTTACCACACCAAATAGTCAAAATAAAATTAGGGTCTATGTATGTTCTATATATATGCTCATACATTTTCATAATACTTAAATCTAAGTTTCTAAGAAATCCACTTTGTGCAGTTTCATAGTTATTATAATGTTCTTTTAAATATTGCCTATGTTCTAGTTCCATATTTTATATATTAAAGTTTCAACAATAGATGCCATAAAGCCTGATATAAATAAAACACTTGCAATGTTTACAATTAGTTCAGGTGTGAAATACAATACAACCGCAATCCACGCAGCCAAACAACTTCCGCAACTGAAAGGCTTGAAGTTGATTCTCCATTTACGATGTAAGTTGTGGATAGTATTAAAAAATAATGATGCACAGATACTAGTTAAAATTATTTGAATCATTTTCGTATGTGTTTTTTCAGTTCGTTTTTAGTTTGTTTTAAAGTTCTTATAATAGACATATAAGGAATGCCTGTTTGCCTACTCAATTCCTTTGCATTCTTATTAAAATCAAAAGTATATAGTCTTAATATTTCTTTCTGATACCAATGCAAATTTTCAATCCCCTGTTCCATTACATCTATCACACTATTGTTTTCTACTTCAGCAACTTCTTTTCCATTATATTCTGTATAGTTCCTATACTTTTTCCAAAATTGGCTTCTATCAGATTTAATCATATTAAGCATAGTTCTAACTATGTAAAATCTAATTTCATTCCTTTCAAATAAGCCAAATAACTTTGAATCTTCCATATCCAATAAAACCATAAACACTTCTACCTTTAAATCATATTGCAATTCTTCAGGCTGCATCTTTGCAAATGCTTGATTTACTTCATCATTAAGCCAATATTGCTCTATAATTTTATTTTTATCCATTCAATTAGTACAGGCTGATTTTCTTTTTCTGTACAAATATATACAATTCCACCACAACTATGAATATCTTCTAATCTTTCTTTTTGTTCAGCACTTAACTTATCACCTATTTTTTTTACTTCTACTGCTACATATTTACCATCTGATGTATAACCTTGAAGGTCTGCCCATCCTTTTTGTATTGTTCCTTTTCGCTTACCATATGGAATATTATTAACTCTGTTAAGCCTGTAACCAATAAACTCTAAATTTTTTTTTGCCCATTTAGTTAGGTCGTTTGCCGATATGTCCATAGTAAATCGTAAAATTGTTTTTTAAATTTAAGTCTATTTATGCCATCAATTGCATCCTGCCTAGTTGGATAGCAATCAAAAAAGTTGATAGTGTAACAATATTTAACACTACCACAATAGGTATATTTAACCTGAAAGACCCTCAAAGTATTTGACAAGTGCTAATTTTTTACATTGTGTATCAATAAAATCATCATCTTTTAGTTTTTTGCTAAACTCCTTTGCATCTAATCCATCTAATTTATTCATTTTCATTAGGTTATCTTCCCTAACCATCCTGATAATTTGTAACATTTCATCAGGTTCAAATTTTAATTTTCCCTGTTTTAGTAAAATGTTAAATACCTTGTTGGCATTAAATACCCTATTAAAGTCATTTTTAGCCGATTGTAGCCACTCTTTCTGTGTGAATGATACAATATCATCATCAGATAATTTTGGCGGCTCTATTTCGTTTATAATCGGTTTTATCATTTTTCTAACTTCTAATGCTTTTTTTGTGTAGGCTAACATAACCTGACCTATAAACTTTGGACTGAACTTTTCATAGTGTTCTGTGCTACAGTCTAACTTACCCTGTACTGCCATCTTGAATGCTAACCTAAATTCTTCAACTGTAAACAATGGGTAGCTAGTTCTGATAAAATCTTCAATGACTACCATTTCCTGTGTATCAGGATATTTAGTAAATCCTAACAATGTAAAGATGTAAGCTAAATTTTCTTTCAATGTTATGGGTGAAACTAGATTTAGTTTGTTCCCTTTAAATGCTTCAGCTATAGCATTATCAACTATGAACCCACTTTGCAAGGGCATCCATTCGTTCTTTGCTTGTGGCAGTTGGGTTAAGTGTTTTTGAATTTCCATATCTTAGTTTGTTTTTTGTCCAAGTATTTATTCTTCTTTTAACATCAAAGAATTTTTCTAACTCATAACGCAATTTACCTTTTTTATTTGGTTCGCACCAATATTCAATAAATTCATTATAAGATTCACCTAATATTTCTTTATACTCATTGATACTATTAATAAATAATTCTTTGTTATTTACATTTACATTTACATTTTCCATATGACCTATCATATGTGTGGTCATATGACCTACTTCTTTTTCTTTGTTTTTAGTATGTTGATTTTTGCCTGAAATGTTGTTGCGCCTAGATTCCGTGAAAGTTTTCCTACGTTCTTTTTCTAGGTCTAATCGTTCATTATACCAATTACCTTCAGCATCTTGTACAAACTTGTCCTGTATCTTGACCCAAATTTGACCTACCGTTTGACCAATCATATGTGTGGTCATATGACCTCTATTAAATTGCAACATTAACAGTTCCATATATGCACCTTTTTCTTCAAAGGTCATACCCATTGTTCCCCCAATGTAATCATTTGGGTAAAATAAAAATGCAGGGTCTTTTGACATAAAATAAAAATGGGGTTCAGATTCCCTGCTAGTCGCATTAGCAGTTCATCTTCCCCCCAATATTGTTTATAAACTAAATGCGACTTAGTTTCTAGTTATTTACTTGACAAATATAAAGCATATTTATCCATTTCTTCACAAAGTTGTTCTATTTTTTCTTTGTACCAATATTCAGTTCTCATTATATCCCTACACTTAGTGATTGAATATAATACTGTTGTATGGTCTTTAACTCCTATATAAGAAGTTATTTCTGATAGGCTTAACTTTGTATACATTCTCAACATATAAGCTGCTGCCTGTCTGCCAAAAATTGTTTTTTGCTTTCTGTTATTTGCTTTTATATCTGTGCTAAATACTTCTTCAACTAACTGTACAATCTTTTCAGGCTTGATAGTTTTATCTGTTACAGGCAATCTAACATCATCTAAAATTACACCTTCTTTAATTAAAAGGTTTTGTAGGTAGTTAAAGCTATCTTTTTGCATTACATATGCAGCATATATTTCTTCTTTGTTTGTCATAATTAAAATTCTAAATCTTTGTTTTCACTTTTCATTACATAAGTATCTTCATAAATCTGATAGTCAGGATGGGAATTTTTATCTTTATATTTGTTTTCCCACATTGAATACCTTTTCCCTTCTATGGTAAAGTTAATTACAATACCTTTTGTGGTTTCTTTTTTCCAAGCACCATATTTCTTTTTTTCTTCTGACATTACTTTGTGTTTTTAATAAGTGAATACTTTGCTACAAATTTAGGGTTTTTTTTAGTACCTACATTTACTCTTTCGGTAATTATATTATGCCCTTCATCTTTAAGATTAAATACTATTGCAGCTAATCTTAATGTCCCATACTTTCTTAATGCTACTAATGGGGTTAATGGTTCTTTTTTAAGGTGATTAAGCACCTGTGTTTGTTGGCTCATTTTGTTTGTTTTTTAATTTTGAGAAATTATATTGATTGTTTAAAGACATTGCATTGTGAATTAACTTTTTATCACGATATTGACTAGATACATTTAATCTTTTAACCCATTCATTAAAGTCTAATCTTTCATCAGGAAAAGCAATTCTACTTAATTTAATACCCCATTTGTTTTCCATATTATTTTATTTGATTTTCTTTAATACTTTTTAATGCCTTATTGTATTGTTCTAAGGTAGTATATTGGCTGATTCTATTTGCTATTGAATCTTTGGTCGTACTATCATATATTGTGTTTTCTAATAATACAATAAGTTCCAATCTTTTTTCTTCACCTAATTCATCTTTATGCTCATTAGTAGCATCAGAATCTTTAGTGTCATCTATTGCAAATAAACCATTTAAAGCATATTTTCTTGCATAACTAGATGCGCTGCCTGTTATCTGTGCGGCATCCATACCTTTTTTAACTTCTTCTTCCCTTGCCCAACCGCTTACACTTATGCTATCATCTGTACCATCAAGTAAAGTTGCAGTTGCTTTTACATAAATCCTATCACCTACTTGTACTATTTCATCACTAACTACTAAAGCATTTCCATACTTACATAAGATAGGTTTTACTGCTTCTACAATATCCTCTGCACTTCTGTATTTATATTTACCAAATGCATTGGTTTGATTTTTTGGTGCTTTTAATTCAGCTTGAATTTTTACTAAGTTCATAGTTTTTGTTTTTATAAAGTTACTCAATTTCTGCCATTTTATTATATTCTATTTCTGCCTGATGCTGCATCCATTGTCCGAATGTAAACGCATCATCTTCATAATCATAACCTGCAAACAGGGTTGGCTTTTTGTTATAGAATTTAAAATAATCATCTATTGATACTAAGGTATTGTTTACATTAACTCTGCCTTTGTATTGCATTTGCCAATAGATAAAAGTATCTAAAGCATCAATAGTTTCTGTACCATATTTGGCACATAGTTCTGTGTAGGTGTGTAGTTCTTTTTGCATATGTTTGTTTTTAATTAATGAAATGTTCCCAAGCATTATTTGGTAGTTTATTATAAGCAGATAGAAAATAAGTATCTAGTTGTACTATAATACCATATTTAACATCACTTACATAAAATAAATTTTCCAATTCATTTTTTAAGTCTTGTACTGCTAATGGGTATTTATCAACAGATTCTTCAATTTGATTTAAAATTTCAGGCTTTAATTTTTCTAGTAGATTTTTCATAGTTATTATTTTAATTATATTGGCTTTCATTTATTGATTCAAAAATACTTTGCAAGTATTCAAAAGTTACATACTTGTCAAGGTCTTTATTTTCAAAAATTAATTTTTTAATAAAATTCAATCTTTTGTTTGCAAATTGCTTTTCACCTAATAAGATTTCGTGTTGAGCATCTGATAAATGACTTGCAATCGCCATAGATAATTTGATTTCCATTTTCATAAGTTTAGTTTTTTTTGGTTTGTTATCAATCAATGACATAACGAAACTACAACTTATCTACATACTATCCAAGTATTATGTACTAAATTCTATTAAAATATGATGAACGGTAAATGGGACTGATGAACGGTAAATTGTCCGATATTTTGTCCGGACAGAAAACCGGACAAGCCAATAAAATTAGCTATTTGCTGCCATCCTGCAGGGGTAAATGCTTACTATTGTCTACCTGTCTATAGCCTAAAGACCATAGCATTTTGGTAAGGGTAACACTTTTTTCAACTATCTGTTCTTCTGAATCTTCAGGATTTAACAGGTGGAAAATTTCGTGTATGATAATTTCCATTTTCTTTCTACCCTTTAATCTAGGGTCTATATATATAATGCCATCACTTTCAGCTATGCCGTGTGCCTGTTCTCTGCCTAGCTTTTTATATACTATTTTTATTTTCACGACTTCATTAAGATTTCATCAGGTCTATCCATTTCTATTAACTCTACCTTTTGACCACCTCTTATTTTTGCTAAGATTCTTCTGTATTCAGTCTCAATAGAATGTATTTCCTGCAACTTGTTGTTAAAATAATTTTCTTGCTCTAGTAGTGTCCATTTGTTAAAACCTTTTGGCATTTTCATTTTGTTTAGTTTTTATAATTTTTTTTAAATAAATAGCTAAGTCTAGTGCTTCTTCATATGCGTGCTGCAACCAATCCTGTTCACTTAAATCAGTTCTATCCATTGTAGTACCATATTCTTTTAATCCTTTATCTTCCCTTAGTAAAAGGTCATCTATGATTGAGTATAATATCCTGCTCATTATTTGTCAGTTTTTGAATGGTATTTATTACAAGTATTGCATTTATATTGTATCCTAGTTAAGCCTGTTGCAGTAATTACCTTGTTGTTTCTTATTAGGTCATCACTTCCACATTCAGGGCAACTGCCTCTATCGTGTCCAAATGCTACTCCATAATGTGTTTTAGGTTCTATATGCAAAGATAAAGCCTTGTGAACTTGCTCCAATAATATTACATCTTTTTTGCAGTATTTAATCATTTTCTCCATTGCAACCTTATCCTTTTTTAAAAGAATATCTTTCCATAGAGAATACTCTGTTTTAATCTTTTGACCTAAGCCTAGATAATCTGCAATATAATTAAGCCTATTTGAATTAAACCTAAACTTTTGCCTAGCTACTTTTAATGTATCAATGGTCAAGTACTTTGGGAACATATCTATTTTGTGAAATAAGCATCTAGTTCTAATCCAAGCTAAATCAAATTTGTCGCCATTATGCCCTACTAGTTCTGTTGCAGTATTTGCTACTTCTATAAACTTTTGTAGCATTGTTTTGTCATTCTGCTTTGCATCCCATTGTAATGCGTAAACTTCTTTTTCTTCTTCCCATTTATAACATATACATATGATTGCCCTTTCTTGTATAATGTTTGAATAGTCTATGTTTTTTTTATATCCTGCCTCCCAAAATAAGCCAATGTTAGGACTTGTCTCAATGTCAAAGAAAAGCCTTCTGCGTTTTGTTTTTAGCATTATATTTGTTTGTAGTGTGTAATTCCATTTGTTTTAGTTGCTTGTAAAATCTGCCTTCTGTGTCTATCTGAATAAGAAACGTGAACCCAAAAAGGATTCAATACATTACCGAATTCCCAAATCAATTGGTCAAATGGTAACTTATCTTTTATAAAGTTAAATATATCTGCATTGGTTACATCATAGGTTGTACCATCCATATCTATGTCAATAGCTTGTCCTAATGAATGTTGTGATGTATTAGACCCCCCAATTTTGGCATTTAATTCCTTTGACCTATAACCACTTGAAATTAAGATAGGGCATCTAAAATTGGCTCTAATAGGCTCAAATATGTTTTCTGCTAATAGCTTTAAATTAGCTATATGTTCAGGTGGTGGCATATTAGTTATGCCATTACGTTTAGCTGATTCACTACGAATTAATTCTGCTAACGTAAGATGTTCAGAAATGACCATAAAAATCTTTTAATTAATATGAATCCAATTAAAATGCCTAATAAACCCCAAAAACGACCCCTCCACTTTTTGCTAGTGTTTATACTATCTTGCAAAGAAGTCTTATAAAAACGTACAGAATCCTGTACAATTCCTAGCCTTCTTGTATCTACAATATACCCTGTGTGAACTTTATGAACCGTAACTGTCTTTACTATTGTTTTAGGTTGTTCTTTAATGGTTATATATTCAATCCCATTAATATTGACTGTATCTGTTTTGTAGTTAGTAATGGTATCAACAAGTAAGGTAGTGTCATTTTTTGTAATTATGGTTGTGTCATTAGCACAAGGTCTTGTTTTCTCTAATTCTCTAAATACCCTTTCACTACTTTGTATATCATTTAAAACCCTGCGTTCTGCCTTCATTATTGGGTTACAGGCTGAAATAAGTAATATGATTAAACATATTAAATAAATAATAAATATCTTACTTTTGTTTCCCATATCTAGTATCGTGTGGATTTAGATAGTTAACAATTATAGGCAGGACTGATATAACTCCTGCGCTAATACATTCTTCTAATGTAATTAAATAAATATTTCCTTTAGAAATTATCATTGTAATAACTGCAGAAATAAATACTTTTATCCAACTACCATATAAACTATTTAGGAATTTCATCATCTTTAAACTTTTTAGTTGCATTGTAATAATAACGAATAGCAAAAATACCTGAAATAATAGCAGTCAAACCTGCTACCAAAGTTACAAAAGGTTGTACCTGTGTTAGTGTTAAAGAAGCTGCAGTTAGACTGATGCCTGTATTAACTAATGCTTGACTGCTATCTTGTGTCATCTAATCTTCTTTTACTTCTGTTTGTACTTGTTGTGGATTTTGCTCCTGCGCTAATTTACCCAAGAACTGCAATAATGGTAAGCCATATTGAGTTGGGATTTGATTAATAAATTGCTCTAATTCTTTAACTTGTTGCTCGTTTAATGTAATCATATTATTTTATTTTATTCACAAATATACTTATTATCTAAATATGTTTATAATTTTTTATGGATTCGTAAAAGGTAAAGGCAATGTGACAATCGGTGGGTTAACTTGATTCTCTATTTGAGCATCTAAGTTTAGGTCTAAAGCCTCTACATCTAAAGAAGCATCCAACCAACCACATACAATTTCATAAGTTAAGTCGTCATAAGGTATAAAGTTAGTAACATCATCCTTTGAGAATGATTGGCTACCATATACCGAAGCAAAGTACTCTTTGTCATTGATTGTTTCTTTTGCTAATCTCGACCAATGTGCTACCACAACGAAGTCTGTTAAATCGCCATCTTGTGGAACGCAGTCTAATTGATTGATGTACCAGTATTTCATATTTATAAATTTTCTATTTCTTTTTTAACTTCTTCCCAATATTTGTATGGTATCACTGCTATTATATTTGATGGTAGCTCATATCTAACAACATCCATAATATCATCGTGATATTTAATTAGTTCATCTACTGCTATTAATGCGCAATTTTTTACGTATGGTATAGATGAAACTCTATCTATTGGACTTTCAATTTTTATCATACTAAAATATTTATGATATAATTCTTGTGCTTTTTCTTTAGGTGTCATATAGTTTTTTTTGTAAAATTATATTATTTAGCTGCAATTAATGCTTTTAATTCTTCTATTTGTGCTTGTTGTTCTTGGATGCTTTTTACTAATAACGCAACCATATTTCCATAAGACAATGCGTCTGGAGTGCCATCTTCTGCATATTGCACAAATTCAGTCAATCCTAATTCGTGTATTTCCTCTGCTATTAAACCAGCATAAGTTTGTGTTTCAGTTTCATTAATGCTATTATAAGTAACTGGTCTCATTTGCATAACCTCTGCTAATCCTTTAGTATAATTTTCTACATTCTTTTTATATTTAATTGAAGATGTTGAACGAGCAAAAAATCCATTACTATCAATTTGCATATTAGCACCTAATCCAGTAGTATTATTATAAGTAGGTAATGATTTTAATATACCATCACTTGATATTCTTAATCTTTCTGTAGGAGCACCACCATTTGTTCTTGTTCCAAAAGATAGATAAGCAGCAAAATCTCCAGCAGTTGAATTTTCTTTACCACCTTTGATATAAGAAAAAGTATTAACGAAAGAACTTGTACCACTAAAATACCCTGCAAAAGAAATACCACCACCAGAATTTGTAGTAGCTGAATTAGTATCAAATACTCTTATTGTAGTTGTAGTATCTCCTTGACTTACATTACCTCCATCAACTGCTAATTTAAACCCTTGAGTATCGGTTGTTCCAATTCCAACGTTGCCACCGCTTGTGATACGCATTCTTTCGGTATTGTTAGTACCAAATAATAAAGCATAAGAAGCGTTAGTAAATATGTGTGCATAAGCATCAATCATTTGCATTCTTAATCCTGCTCCTATTGTAGTATTTGTAATTACAATATCATTAGCATTTTGAGCACCTGCTATCTCCAATTTATAACTTGGGCTACTCGTTCCGATTCCTACGTTGCCACTTGAAGTGATTCTTACTTTTTCACTATTATTTGTTTCAAATGTCAATGCAGTATTAGATACGTTTCTAATTCTTGCATAACCATTTGCATTATCATAACCCATTAACAAACCATAAGTACCATTATTATTTGATGCAAAATATGCTTGACTTGATGCACCAGCATTAATTTGAATTGGTAATAAAGCATCTGCTATTGCAGTAGCACCTCCAGCCGTTACACTACTTGAGAATGTAGCAGCACCAGTAGAGGATATTGTAAGTCTTGCAGCAGAATTTGTTGAAAATGCTAAAGTATTAGCTGCACTTCTATACATTCCATTTGTAGGTACAGTTGAATTAGTTGGAATAAATGCATCAGCAGAAACATAACTTGTTACAGTTAAAGGATTTTGCACATTTAATGTATTAGCTATAAAAACACCTGTTTCAGCACCTTGACTTATTGAACTATTTTCTATTGTATTTGTACCGCTAAAAAGTGGTATGTATGTTGCAGTTCTTGTACCTGTTCCTGTAATAGGATTTGTTAATAATGGTTGGTATGATGTTGAATCAACTGAACCATCAGCCTTTAAGAATTGGCTTGATGTACCACCGCTTTTAATAATTGACGTTGCAGTTACGCTACTTGAAAAACTTGCACTCGTTCCACTCAATGCACCAGTAAGTGTTGTAGGAGCATTTAAATTAATTGTAGTTGCATAAAAAGACAAAGGAATATATGCTGAACCAGCACTATTTTCTGCATTAATTCTTGCTCCTATACTTGGATTCCAAAAAGGGAAAAACTTTAAATTACCTGTTGAACCAATTAATTGTGTTGCAACTCCACCATCAAATGTTGTAAAAGTACCTGCATTATTTACACCTGCTCCACCTGCTATTAATTGATTTGCCGTAAGGCTATAAACACCCAAATTAACATTTGTAGTTGCTCCAGTATAAGGAACAAGACCTGTAATTGAAGGTATATTACTTGTCAATGCTATTGTACCTGAAGCAGCAGGGAATGTGTAGGTTTGAGTTGAGTTATTAAACTCTAATTTAGCAATACTTGAATTATCCCTAATAACAATATTATTAGTTGTAGCATCTGAATAAATATTAGTTGTACCACTACTAAATGCTAATGGTGTATTTCCTTTGTTAATATATGCACCATATTGCATATTAATACCAGATGTATTTGTAAAACTTGCTAATCCACTAAATGTTTTTGCTCCGCTAAATGTTTGCGTTCCTTCTAAAAGTGCTAAAGTACCTGATAAGTCAGGTAGGGTAAATGTTTTAGCAGTTCCTAAAGCAGTTAAAGAAGAAAAATCTAAATTAAACCTTTTAGCAAATGATGCATCTTCCCAATAAAAAACAAATTGTTGTAAAGTATTTGTTGCAATAGTGCCATAATTTATGCCAGCAACATTTATAGTATCATTTTGCTTTAAATGTAATGAACCACTTGAACCAGCATTTCCATTAGCCGTTAAAGTTTTACTTGATAAACTAAAAAATCCTAAGTCAACATTAGCCGTCGCACCTGTATATGGCACTTTACCATTAAACGTACTCCAATCGGTAGAACTTAATTTACCAGTATTTGTAGCCGAAGCCACAGGTAGGTTAAAAGTATGTGTATCGCCACTTGAAACTATCGCAAAGTTAGTTCCACTTGTTCCTGTGGTTAAGTATTGTGATTGGTCAGTTAAGTTATTTAAAGATGCCAACCCCTTTGAAAAGGTAGTTACCACTTGACAAAGCCTGTTATCTTCTGTGTATAATGTTACTGTCTTAGAAGCCACGTTTGCATAAATCCTAATAGCTAATCTATCTGTAACAGATAAAGCAGAAGTAGGCATAGCCACACTTGTATAATAAGCATCAACAGTTGTTGTGTTTGTTAATTCTTCAGGTGTAGCAGAATTGGTAGCTAAAAGAGTAAAAGTAGAACCGTTATATTTATAAAACTCTACATAGAAAGAAGCTAAAGCACCACTAGATGCACTTACATTCATAAAAAATTCTATGTTCCAATTACCACTAGGTATTTGAACTACATCAGGGTCGTTTGCATCTGTAATAAATTGAGCAATCAAGCCATTAGAAGAAATTGAAAAATTAGTACCTGTCCCAACAATAGCATTCTTACTCATTTGATAATAAGTAGAACCACCAAAAGTACCTTGATTGACACTACCATTAAGATAATAAGATACAGAACTACCACCACCTGTTGAAGTAGGGAAGGGTGCTAAAGCACCATCACCTCTTACATATTGATTAGCAGAACCTGCAAATCCTATATTAATAGTACCTGCAGTTGTAATAGGACTACCTGTGATATTTAAAGCATTTCCACTTTCTGTAACCGCTACACTTGTAACAGTTCCTGTAGTTTGAAATAAATCAGCTATCTGTAGTAATGTAATTTTTTTAGAAACACCTGTTATAGGGTCGCCAATTATTGTTAAGTCCGAAATTGCAGGAGACATTTCAGTCGCCAACTGATTTATTTTTTTAGATTCCATTTGTAGGTATTTGACAAGTATCGTTTAATGAAGATAATGTTAATGAAAAATCAATCTTTACACCTGCTAAATAATCAGGGTCTGATTCAGTATAAAATGTCATTGGCATATTGTCATTAGCAATCCAATTATATTTAGGGTCTCTAAGTTCAGCTACCAAATCTTGACCTACTAAAGTCATATCACTTAATACTTCTGTTTCGTTTGTTTCTTCCATCAACATCCTATCCATAACATAGATAGAAAAATTATATTGTATTTGCTTAGCTAAAATTTGGGCATCAATTAAAGTAAAAAACATAGCAGGATAAGTTACCTCACCATTGCTTAATCGTTCCCATACATCACCAAAGTAAACAAATTTAATTTGCTCGTGATTGTTTGCGAATGTTGTTATTTGTTTTACTATTTGATTTAGTGTCATTCTTTTTACTTTTTTCTAAATAAACTTTTAGCTTATTTTGATTCTTAATGTTCGCTTCTTTGCTCATATTAGCAACCTATTTTACCTTGATATTTTTCTGATAAAGGTTTTTTACTATCATAACAACTATCATCATCTAAATAAAGTGATGTTGTATAACCTTCCAAATCAGGAACTATTGTATCAATGCCACTTGTGAAATTTAAATATTCAGGGAACAATGTATTATTTTGTCTTAAATATTTTATTAATCTTTGTTTGTAAAACTCTGCTCTAGTTCTGTATCTATTAGCCACATCAATCATATCTTGCATTGATGGGTTTTCTGTATTATCACCTGACTTTCTTAATAAACCTTTATTGTAAAATTGATATGATAACCCCATAGGGAGTTCACTCATTACATAATATATAAGACAATCAGTAACATAATTATTTAATAATGCTTGTTCATTAGCATTCAAATTTGAACCGTTAATACCTGCCTGTAATCTATTGTATAATGTACTACCTAATGCAGGCATTATATACATATCTTGTGCAGTCTTGATTTCAGGTAACACTAATTTTTCATCAACATTTGCGTGCAATCCTGTTCTGTCTTTGATACTTTGTACCGATATAAATAATGTATTTAATGACATTTCTTATTTTTTTCTTGTAACTATATTTGTTTTCCACTCGTGTCTGCAAGATTCACTATGCTCACCATCAGGCATTGTCCACCAACCACCGCCTCTATCCCATACTGAATAACCTAATCTTGCACTCATTGATTCAATATCACTTCTGCTATATAACTTATTGGCATTGATTAAAGTTTTGCAAAATGGTCTGCTATTTTTTAAATCTGAATTATCAAATCCTGATTTCCAACCATATGAATACCTAACTAAAATTTCTGTAGTCTGTGGTTTTACATTACCAACAGTTTTAGATAATGGTTGTACTAGTTCCCTTGAAACTATAATATTACTATTTATTCCTTTACCTATTTTAGTTTCAGTTGTTTTTAATATTTTCCTATCTTCTAAATCTTTTAAAATATTATTGATAGTATCTACATCTTCATTTAAAACTTCTGCTAATACTTCAGGTGTAACATCTTTTTGCTTAGCTATTTGGTCTAATATATCAGATTCTAATTGGTTCACATCAGCAAACATATAGAAATCAGATTCATCATTAAAACGTTTTTTAGATTTCCAAATATTATATGCTTCTTTATTATCACCAAATTCATAAAATACACTAAAATCTTGTGCAGCAAATTCTGCTTCTAATTCTTCAGCACCTAACCAAAGATTTACTTCTTCATCATTTAATGCATAACCTGTTTTAAGCATTGCACTAGCTTGTTCTCTGTTGATTTTACCTTTAGTAAATTCACGAATGATGCGCTGCATATTCTGCCATTCACGACCCTTTAACCCTTTGATATGCTCATTAACTGATAACTCCTGCACAGGTGCAGCAGCATCAGCAGCAGGTGCATATTTTGTCATATCAATACCAATTTTTTCTAGTATCCATTCTTTAGGTGCTACTGATACTATTGTCTGCTCTGTAAATTCTAGACCTATAGGTTCTGTAGGGATTATCTTAATTTCACTTTCAACTCCCCTATATTTAGCCAACATATTGAATATACTTTCTAAATGCATTTGCTTAGCATTTACATAAGTATTTTTAAATATTTCATAGCCATCACGCATTTCAGTTCTGCTTCCTAATTTACCTGCTTCAGCAATACCCATAATGGATGGGGTAGTAACCTGATGTCCACTAAAAATATTAGTCTGTATTAATTCATCAATCTTACCAAAATCTTCTTTTGTTAAATCACTTGTACCTAAATCATCAACTACAGGCTTTCTAGATATATCATTGACAAAAGCAATCATATATTTTTTACCATCAGCACCACTATAAGTCTTTCTTAACCTTTGGTCTACATTGCGTTTTTCTTCATCATTAGGTTCACCATTTGGTAAGGTAATAAGTTTACTAGCAGAAAACCCTGTTTGAGCATTACCCAAAATATGCTTAGATACTTCAATATCAGATTCAATATAGTTTAATGCAGCAAAATAACTAGGCAATCCATAGATACCAATGTTAGGTCTGTATTCCTTAACATATAAAATCTGCTTACCTACAGGTTGTCTAGGATTAAATCCTGCAACAACTACAGGCTTTACCTTGTTATCCTTCCAATCTTCTTTATACCAAAACTGTGTATTATCTTTATTTGTACGAATTTTAGTATAATCACAATGCCATAATTCTGCAAGGTTACCTGATAAATCCCAAATAACTTCCAAGTAAGCACCACCAAATATTTCAATATCCAAAGATACCTTTCTAGTTAAATCATCTAAAGATTCAACTCTATTCGCCTTATCTATGAAACCCTGTGCATCAGGCTGACCTGACCAACCATTGCCTGTGATATAATGCACCTTGCTTTTTATGATTGCACTATGCTTGCTAGACTTATTATATAAATCTACTATATATTCAGGATAGTCATTGTTTTCGCCATATTTAATGTACCCACCATCAATACCCTTTTTCTCTGCGAATTTGGGTTGCTTGGCTTCTGCGAATGTTAATACTCTTAAATCTATCATTGTCTAATTGTATAAGTGTCTGTTGTTGTATATTGATTATATGTCAAGGTAGAACCTGAAAGCCACATAATGCCTGTTTCTAGCTTATTTAAGCCTGTTGGATTCGTATTTGTAGTACTTGCTTGTTCATAGATTTCATAAGTATATTGACCTTCTAATGCGCTTGCAAAGTTGGTATTTGTTACTATGCTAAACTCATTGTATCTATCCTTATATAAACTTAAATCAGATGCATTTAAAACTACAAATTTTATAACATTGTTGCTACTTCTGTTTGTAAAAACAAAAAGATAGTTAGGGTTAGTCAATAACTGCTTTTCAGTTAATGTCATAACAATAGTATTTGTTTCGCCTTTAGTTAAATGTATCATCAATTATAAATAGCATTTATTTAAATATTTACAAAATAAAAACCCCCACCTTGTTTAAGGGTAGGGGAACTAAACTATGAAAAACTACAAACTCTATCCTGCAGTTGTAAGGGCAGCAGCAACTGTACTATTTACTTCAGGTGCTAATGCAGGCTCTGCGCCTGTAAAAGTCAAAGTGTAACCACTTCTATCACCTTCAGCAGTACCTGATGCAGCATTACCTGCAGTCAAATCTAATGCTCTAGTTTTACCTAGATACCAATATTTGCCATTATTATCTTTAGCAACTGCTACAAGTCTATTTTGAGCCAATAACAAGATTTCGTTTCTTGTATTAGCTTGTAGCTTATTTAAAATTATTGTTAATTCAGGAGTAAAAAACAAAGTACCATTTTGAACATTCGATGCTACATTCTCTGTAAACATAGAAGTTCCTTTTGTTAATTCGTATTTATAGAATCTTTTACCTGTTGCTTTAACTAATGCAGTAATTACACCACTAGCTTCGGTAGTAGAAGTTACATCTGAACTTGCAATAAAATAAACTTCCGTAATACCACCTAGTGAATCACGGCAATCTAAGGTATATCCTTGTGTTAATGCGCACGGCATATTTTATTATTTTATTGTTTTAAAAAATGGGGAGTATATTTCAACTCCCCTTTATAATTAGATAGCTACTTTTACGATTTCATCAGGGAATGCTACGTTCACACCCATTTTGAATTCTGCAGCGAATCTTACTTCATCAGCTTCTTTAGCAAAGAAGATTTCAAATTTTTCTTCCTCATTCAATAAGTCTGTACCTAAGAACAAGTTGCTTAAACGCATTGCGTAAACATCATTAGTTCCATTAAGACCTTGTAAAGCTACTACTTTAATTGAAGTACCAGGTAATACGAATTCAGAATCAGCCTTACCATCAAATGCATAGTTGAACATATTTGCGTTCTTTAATGCAATAGTGTAAGTTCTGAAAGTATCCATACCACATACTATAACCATATCATCAGCAGCTACTACTTTTGCAGGAATTGCTCTGTATACACCATCAAATAAAGCAATTACATTTGAAGCATTAATAGCAGTTAAAGGCGCACCTGAAATAAATCCTGATACGTTTGCATCAACTACACCTGAAGCAGCACCAATCAATTTGATTAAACCATCAAACTTGTTTAAGTTACCGTTTGCAGAAGCAGTATCACCCTGCCAAATAGCAGTCTCTAATTGAGAAGCAATAGTTTTTGCTTTTTTGTCTGAGAATTCTTGCTCAAAAGGAATTGAATCATACTGAGAACCTGTAGGTAAAGCCTTTTGTAAATACTTAGATTCTAATGTCTTAGGACATAATGCTTCTTGTACTTTGATTTTACCAACTGTTACTGTTCTTTGTGTGAAAGAAGTTGTACCTGATGCGTTCCAACCACAAGTACCACCTGCTTGGAAAAATGCATCTGTGTCCATAATGTTGATTGTCTCTGCAGACTTTACACCAACCATTACGTTACCTGCACTCTTAATTAAAGATGCAGTTTTTGCGCCTAATACTGAAGAAGTAACCAATAATGCTTCGTTCTCTTTAGTATAGTTTGCTAATGAACTTACTGAAAATGCCATTGTTTATAAATTTATTTGTTTAAAATTGCGTTTCTATATTTCTCCAATCTTTCATATTTACTATCATTAGTAGTTACATAAGATTGAAATGCGTTTGCTGCTTTTTGAGTAGGCTCTGCAGTTGGGGTGTTTGAAAGTGCTTCTACTAATTCAGCTACTTGTGCAAAACCTTGTTTTACTTTGCTTTCTAATTCAGCAATTTTTGCTTCTAATTGACTTTTTTGCTCTGCAAATTCAGCCTTTAATTCTTCAGCCATAGCAGTTGTGTCTTGTGCAGGTGGAACAGGTGCAGCAGGTGCTTCAGGTTCTACTTCTACAACATCAGACTTAGGTGTAGAAATTTCTACGATTGTACCTAATTCATCAACTACAATAGATGTACCATCCATTAATTGATGCTCACCTGCAGGAGCAGGACTACCATCAGCCATTTGTACCATACCACCTAATTCTAAAGCAGAAATCATAACTTTTGTTCCATCTACTAAAGAATATTCAGCCATTTCTACCTTTGTTACTTCAGGCACTTCAGGTGCAACAGGAGCAACAGGCTCAACAACTAGTGGCATTTCTTCAAATAATGCTTTTATTTGCTTTAATGCTTCTTTTGGATTCATAAATATTTTAATATAAATATTATAAATGTGGATATGTTATCACTTAACCGCTTATCCTTATTATTTACCGTTCATCATATTTCTAAAAAAAAGTGGTCAAATGTTTGGAATATGTACAGAACCTGTGTATATTTGTTATGTGATTGAGAGATAACCAACAAAAACCACTATTATGAACCACAAAATTTTGCCTCCCCCATTAGAAGTTAAATTGTTCCTTTATTTAATAGGAGCAGCTTTCTTTAGCGTTTTAATCCAATTATTAATCAAATAAATATAAACTATGAAAAATCTAATTGAAAAGTATGAAAGTTTGGGATTTCATTTGAATGCCCAAGAATCACCAATGGTTGTTGCCTATTGTGTTAGAAAGGTTAGTAAAGCTAGATTCAAAAAGCCTTTATTTAACTACAGATTTAGAACTGCTGAAAGAATGGCTGAATTCTGTATGGAATGGATTGAAAAAGTAGAAAGAAATATCAATGCAGAGAAAGCTAGAAAAGAGCAAAAGAAGATTGCTCAACAGAATATGAATCACAATTATAAGGTTGGTCAGGTTCTTTACAACAGTTGGGGTTATGACCAAACTAACATTAACTTCTATCAGGTTATTGAAGTTAAAGAAAAATCAATAATTTTGCAAGAAGTTTGTAAAAGCATTGTTGCAGGGTCTGAAGGGTTTATGTCTGCTCGTGTTAAGCCTGTTGAAAATGCCTTTATTGGAGAACCAATCCTAAAAAAAGTAGTTGTTTCAGTTGGTTACAATGGGAATGTTGGTTACTACATCAAAGCAAAGCACGGTTGCTTCTGCGAATATTCCGAGAATCAACAAGGTGTTTACAGTAGTTGGTATGCTTAATTAAATTAAAATGAATAAAATAAAATATAACTCACTTGCTCTAGCTGCTGAATACCACAAGTATCAGCAGTATGGGGTTAAGCCTTACTTAGACCATTTATTAAACGTATGGTATGAAGCAGAAAAGTTCTGTAATGAAAACAATATCAAAGGAATTAAATTAGATATAATCCTTTCTGTGTGTGCATTGCACGATACTTTAGAAGATACTACATTAGATGAAAATAAAATCAAGCTAATACACAAAGAAGTTTATAATAGTGTTAAGCTATTAACTAAGAAGCCACCATTAAATAAATACTATATTGAAATTGCTAAAAATGAAATAGCATCTATAGTTAAATTGTGTGATAGAATATGCAATATCAGAGAATGTATTAAGAACAAAGACTACCGTAAATTAAAAAAGTATATAAATGAATCTAATAAATTCAAGGTTATATACTCTGATTTTAATAAGCCATTATCTAATAAATTAGAAAGACTTTATTTTAAAGGGAAGCTAATTAGTATTTTTCGTATTGCTCTTTACTAATAACATTACCTTCTAAAAATGCCTGCGTTAATGGTTCTGAACCAATTTCTATTGAATATGGCTTACCACCTTTTAATTTAGCTTCATACCCACCATCAGGAATGCTTTTAAAAGCTACCCCATCAAATGAATTAAGAAAGTAAACTTCATTACCTGAAGCTAAAAGATTTAATAACTCTGTGTGTTTCATAATCAAATATAATTAATTTTCTTGAATTACCCTCTAAAATTCTTATAATATTCTTTAGATTTATTTGCAATTTCAGCCATTTTAGCGGCATCTTTTTTAGGGTCTAGTATTCTATATTCCTCATATAATTTATGCCCTAGACCGCCTTCTTTGCCTGTTTGCTTTGCTATTTGATTGTATTTATCATTACCTAATATTGCCTTAGCTGATGCTGCACTTTCTTTAGCATAAATCATTTTAGCACTATTTACCTGAACTTCACCTATTAATCCATTACTCATTCTGACATTTGCAATAGTTCCACTATAACCTAATGGGTCAGAATCAGCAACCTGAACCTTAACTCTTAATGTATTAGGGTTATCTGCTAAATCTTTTATGGCTGATTGTATACCTTGTTCATTATCTATTATAACTGTATTTCTTACCGAATCTTTTAATTCGTTTACATTACCACCATAATCATTATTCACCTTTCTAGTGATAGATTCCTCTGATTTATAATTTAATGGGGTAACTACACCACCGTATTTTGATGCTAAGTCATTACCTAACTTATCTATTTCACCGCCTGTCTGCCTTGCTTTATCCATTACATTTTTTACATCTTCTTTGCTCACATTGATTTTAGAAGCAGGTGCATTTTTAGAACTTTCTTTACTACTACCGCCTTCAGGTCTGCGACCACTACCAACCCCACCTAATTCAACTTCTTCTAGGATTTTATAGATTTCATTCATCACCTGTTGTTCTTTAGAAACTAAAGGTGCATAGTTAAATATTCCTTCAATAGAAAATCCATTAACCATCCCCTGCTTTACCTTGTCCCATACATCATCATTTTCTACTAGCATAGATACAAACCACGAACCATCAGGAGCATCTTCAAATCCTTTCATTGGTTCAATACCTCTAGACTTATCACTAATGAAACTTTCAAACATTGTAACCCCTGTCTCAACTTGATTAGGGTCGTGCATCAAGTTAACATTATTCTGATAGCCTTTCTTAAAATATTTCTGAACAATCTTTGTAATAGTGTCTTTAGAAAAAGCAACATAGTAATCCCCAAAAGTAGCATCACTTCTAAAAATAGGAGTGTCAGCCAACATAGCGCAACCACTGATGATGCGCTTATCTTCACTAATAATTTGAAACTTCTGTTCATTTTTAAACGCATTCCAATTCTTTTGAATGGCAGGTCTATCTACTAATGAAACGAATTGCACCTCTGCATCATCATTCAGGTCATCAGATATTTCCAACATATATAAAGGTAATTCCATACTCATAAATAGAATTTTTTAAAATATTAACTAAATCTTGCTCTTTGTCTAATAGCTGCTATTCTTTCTTGATTGCTTGTAACATCACTTTCAATCACATATGCTCTTACTGCCTGATTGCCAATATCGTTAATTGTCTGTTGATTTAATTGTGTTACCTGTGCAGTAGGTGTTTGTGGTGCCATTGGTGCTGCACTAGAAATACTTGGGACACCTGCAGAACTACCACCACTTCTAGGTACAGATACTGATGCAATTTGTTTTACCCTAGCTATACCTGCTAATACTGCAGGAGCAGCCATTAAATAAGGATATGCAGGATTTACTACTGTTATTGGATTTTTTGCTGCTTGTTTAAATATTGTTGATGCACTTAAATAAGTATCAATTGTAGCAGATGCAATTGCAATAGCTTTACCTGCAGCAGTTTCTTGACCTAATAAATTTGATATTCCTGCAGTAATATCAGCAATAGCATAAGCAGATGCTATTTTACTTTCTTTTTCTAATGCATCAATTCTTGCTTTTGCTGCTGCAGTTTCTTCAGCTTTTTGTATAGATTCTAAATCAGCCTTTGCTCTAATTGCTAATACTTTTCCTAATCCATCTTTTTCACTTTTTTCATTAAAGTCCTGTAGTCTTTTTTCTCTATCAGCTTTAGCTTTTTCATCATCTTCTACTTTTTTCTTTCTCTCTGAATCAGTTAATCCATCTTGACCAATTATTTCTTTATTTAATTTTTTAGATTGTTCTTTTCTTTTTTCATAAAGAATAAGGTCTTGATTTAACAACCATTCATTATATTTTTCTATTTCAGCTTTTTCTGCTTCAATTATTTGTTCTTTTCTTTTTTGTTCCTGTATATCTAATATTCTTAATTTAGAATTTAAATCTGCTCTTTCTTCAATTTCTTTTTCTGAATTACCTTTAATTGCTTGTAATTGATATTCAAGTCTTTGTCTTTTTAATTTATATACTTCATCTTCCCTACCACCCTGTGCTTCAAGTTCTGCTATTTGATTGTCTAATGCTTTTGTAATTTTACCAATAGCCTTTATCCATTCATCAGATTCCCTTTTTGCTTGTGATGTAATACCAACAAAGTCTGTAATTTTTTGAACTACATTACCAATTGTTTGTGCAAATTTGAATAATTCAGGAAAACTATTTTTAATATATTCTGTAAATTCATTAAAATTAGCAATAAGTAATCCAATAGCTACTGCTAATGCACCAAATCCTGTAGCTATAATAGCACCTCTTAAAGTACTAAATGCTCCTACAACTTGTGTTCTAACTACTGCACCTAATTGTTTAAAAGAATCTATGCTTTCACCTACAGATTGCAACCCCTGTGAAAGTGCCATTGCTGACTGAACCTTTAATAAAGTCTTTTGTACATCTTCTGATTCTTTGCCAAATAAAGCCATTGCTCCCTGTACTGCACCGAATCCACCTGCTACACCTGATAATGAAGCAGTAAGTGCTTTAAATTTAGCATCAGGATTAAATGCATCAGTCAATGATTTAGCATCACCTATCCTATCCCTAAGTTCTGCAGCTTTTTTTGCTGCGTTTACTGCCTCTACTGAAGTAGCACCAAACTTATCAGATAATGCTATTACTTCAGCTTGTGCTTCCCTCATTTGCTTTTTAAGTGAACCTATAGAACCTTCAGCACCTGTCGTATTTATATTTACGTTTAAATTTAAATTCTCTGCCATTAGTATGTTGTTTCAATTACTTTTAATAAACTTATTTTGGTCGTATTGTATTCCATTGGATTAAAGTTCTCTATTTTGTTTAATCTAAATAGAACCCCATCAATCCAAATATATTTGCTGAAATCTAAATTATTAATATCTATACTATTTAATAATGCAGAGCAGGTTAATAGCTTACTATTTTTATCTGTTATTTCTGCCATATATTCACTATGGTATACATTAAATAGATTAGCAGTAGGATAAGATGTAACACTTACATATACTTCTTTAGGTGCGCCAAAGTTTAAATCTTGGTCAGGCACTCCACTTCCGTTAAAATGCAAATGCCCTGCATAACCATAAACCGTACCTGTATGTAAATCACCACTAGCATCTTGTTTTCTTATTTTCCAACTTGCTACACCTGTTATTTTTTGCACCTGCATTATTCTAATAACACTATCCATCTGTTGTTCCTTAGTATTATTATCAGATAGTTTAAGTATTTGTGTTACTCTTTTATCTACTCCTGATACTTGTACTAATGGACTAGATGCAAATATTATTTCAAGTGATTCTGTATTTTTACTGAAATCATAATTAGTATCATATAACCTATCACCATAGTTTTGATTATATTTCTTTTTATAGTTTTCATTGTAATAGTCTGAATCATCTTTATATTTATATTGATAGTACCTTGCATTTAGTTCACTCATAGGCTTTATGCTTAATGGCTTAGACCTGTCAATTTTATTAGACCAATCTAATGCATTAGCACTTGTTATAGGATAGAAGTCAATGTATGGTTTTATATAAATCTTTTTATCAGTAAATATATCATCATAGACATAAAGATTATACATCTTACAAATACTTAAAAAGAAATCTTTTTGAAATATACCTTTTGGTATTGCACTATTTAATTTAATTGCTTCATTATAATTAACAGGTACAACATCTGCACTTGTAGTAGTTAAACTTAATGTGCTACCTGCAAATACATTTAATTTATAAGCAGCAGAACCTGTCCACTCCATTTGAATTATTAAAGTTTCACCTGTATTAAATGTAATACCTGTTAAGTTAATATTAGCAGTAAAATATCTTGTTGAAAAACCTGCACCAACATAATAGCTTCCAATAATAACACCATTTTTTCTAACATTTAAAGTAGCTACATTACCAATTTCCCACAATCCATTTACGGTCAAGTCTAAGTTCATTATCTTAGTTCCTCCTGTATAAGTAAAAATATATCCACTACCTAAAGTAAAACTACCTAATGATGTTGAACTGCAAAATAAACTAATTAAAGTTCCTGTACCTGTATAAGTATAAACATCAGGAGTAGCTTCTAATTGCACATTGCTAATAGTAGATAGTACTCTTTGATTATGTGGTATAATTAATCTTTTAAATGCATCTGTATTCAATAAAGGGAAATCATAATCATAACCGCTAGCTGCAAAAATCTTTTCTAAATATTCTTTAACAAATAATGCAGGTCTAAATGTCATTACATTATAATCAACTTTATTTGTACTATATGTTCCATAATCAATCAATGGGTAGTAATAGCCTGAACCATATCCTGAACTGTTGTTAGTACCCCTTGCTCCTGATACTTCCCAACTAGCAGTTATATTTTCGTGAGTAAATACGTGGTCATAAGAACTAAAATTTAAATCATCATTAGGATTATCATTTCCTGCTAACCTCTTATTACCCAATGCAGAAATAAAACCACCTAATTCACCAAATACTGAACATTGATATTCTATAGTTTTATCATCTAATACAATTTCTAATATCCTTAATGTGCCTTTGAATATCTGTATTTTATCAATAAAGATTCTACATTGAGCAGATTTAGATGCATTAAAATTATAGTTTACATTTGGTAATGTATCATCAGTAAAGTTAGCATTGCCTAAATCAAATACAAATCCAAATATTTTATTATTTGTTGCAGTACCTGAAATATTTATAGTCTTAGAAAAAGAAGTATTTTTAGAACCAAAATCATTTATGTCATCAATGGCATAATTAAATTCAGTACTTATATCCTGTAATAAGTCTAGCTTGTATCCCTCAATATATATTTCTGTACTTATCATTATCTAAATTGACTTGTTATATATTTACCAACCTCAATGTCTATTTCAAAGTTAAATAACTTATCAGAACTTTCTAGCTTGTACTCATAATTTGTGCTACTAATTGTAACAGGGAAGTATGCACCTTGTACTTCCATATAAGTAATTGTGCTTGCAAATAATTGCGCCAACCATTCGTAATCTTGTTGACTAACCCAATCAGAAATTAGATGGAATCTATCCTTATGCTGAATAGCATAATTTAAAGTAGTCTCATTATACTTGTTATAAGAATCAATGTTTGTCATTGTATTTCCTGAAAGCTGCCAATCATTCCTTCTATAAGATGCCCTTTGTACTTCAGTAGACCTTTTATTTACTAGTGCAAATTTCATAGTATCCCAACCGCCTAGCCTATTAAGAAAGTGCAGATTGTACTGCTTGTATTTAGGATAGCATTTTTGAATGAACTGTAGCTTTCTAGATACTGCCACACCTCTTTTTAAATATACATTATATCCATAAGTAGATTCTGTAATTAAGGTTCTACCTGCAAAAGTATTAATATGCCCTGCCTGACAATTAAATAGGTTCATTTCACCACTTAAAGTAATACCACCACTAACTGTATCAATAACAGAACCTGATTCATTTATGACATCTACCCAAGCATAATATGTACCTGCAGTTACCTTAAAATATGTGGCATAGAAATTATCCCCATATTCAATAGTTATATTCTCTGTGTCCCTTTCTGTAAGCCAATCATCTGTAAAGTTTTCAATCAATAGATTATCATAGTAATCTGATAGAACCAATGGTGTGTTATTATTTACAAATAAGATGTCTGCAAATAATGGTGGATAATAATTATAGGCACTTAATGCTCCTGATACTAAGTTTAAATTAGTAATTAGATTTCCACCACTTACATATTCTTCTCCTACCTGTATTGTTGAATTAACTTTTATCTTGTCATTAGATGCTACTAATATAGAACTACCTGATGGTTCAAAATAATTAGTTACATATGCCCTTACCATTGGTGATGCATTGAATATACCATAGCTGCCTTCAGCAGATGGTGCAGGATATACCTTTGTTCTGCTTACCTGTGAACCATTAACGTATACATCATACACAAATTTAAATGCAGTTTGACCTACATTATTTGAACTAGAAACGTACCATAAGTCATCGTGCATACTTGAATAAGGTGCAGGACTACTTTGTATTGTTATTGCCATTTTTTATTTCTTTACCTATTTGTCTAATTTTAATTTGAATATCTTTTCCTACTGCAGCTTCCATTACCTCATAGAAGTTTTTACCGAATACCTCTTTTTGTGCATTGTCAAAATAATGGGTAGACCTTAATCCCTTTCTATGAATTGACCTAGCTACAACATAGGCTAAAGACTTTTTTTCATCTATTGCTTTAGCTTCTACCCCTAGTTTTCTATATGGTTTTACTGAAGTTGCTTTTAATTTGTTATATCCTAGCCATCCCTGTACTGCAGATATTGGAATGCTCTTTTTTGATGGGTTAAACTTATAAGGTGTTTTTGAATCTGCCTTTATATTTTTAGTACCCTTCACCCCTTTATTTACAAAATCCCAATACTTAGAAGCAGGTTCTGATTTAGGATAACCCAAAGAAATACTATAGGTTGTGCCAAATTTATTAAAGTACATCCTAATATCGTTAATAGCACCACTAGCTATTGACCCATTCGCCCTTAGATTCTCCTGTGCAGTTGTGATGAATTCACCTCCAAATTTCTTTAATAAAGTTTCAACAACAGGCATTTGTCCCTCTTTCATAGGTTGCTCACCTAGTGTATTTAGGAATCCATCAGCTATTGCCTTTGCCTGTGCTTTACTTATGCTCATATCAATAAATAGGGTTATGGCATAAAAATAACTAACCCCACCTTTTTAGGGATGGGGTAGTAAACCAAATAACCGTATGAAAATTTACCTAACCTTTTTTATCTGTTCATTATCATAATCTGTTTTAGCTTTTAGATATGATAAGATATTTAAGCACTCTATTGTACTAAGTTCATATGCTTCTGAAACTGTGCAATTTTCGTAGTCGGCAATAAGTTTGGCTGAATACTGCCATCCAAAATACTGCATAAATTTTGAACCACCTCTTTCGCCTGTGCCTCCTGCATCCCTGATTGCACCATTTTCTTCACCAAATAACCCTGTGAAACTTCTATCCAATTTCTGTATACTTGATAAAAAAAAACCAATGAATGATATACATTTATAAATTTAGCAGTTAGCATATCTTCAGAATATTCCTGATGTCTACTTGCATCATATGTTTCATTAAACCATATACCAAATTTACGTTTCTGTGGTATTACCATTGTAGCTGCTAACTTATGAAGGTTATTATATAAATCTTCACTAAATACTTTGCTTTCTATGTACCTAGCAAAGGGCATCTTACTGACATCATAATTTAATTTATACCTTTTATTTATTGATATTGGTATATACTTAACAGGCTCCCCTTTTATAGGCTCATTTAAAAAAAGAATAGTAGATTTTAACTCTGCATATTTATTTAAAGGTAGACTGTCTACTTGCATTTCAGTCATATTATTGACTATTGCAATTAGCTTTACGTCTGTATCTAAGTCAGTATCGTTTTTGTCTTTTGTCTTTATGACATTATAAATCTGTTGATATTGCCATACGTTTATTTTGTCCCACATAGCTCCTTGATTTTACATAAAGATACTGCAATTATATATACAAAACAAGCTAATGGTACTGAAATTACTATAAACTTTAATAGTTCATAAATAAATGTTAGTTCTTTCATAGGTTATTTGTTTTGGTTATAAGTTTTCTATTTCAGTTTTAACTTCTGTCCAATAATCTATTTTAGCTACAAATTCTAATCCATAATCAAATGGAGGTAAAGCATTTAATATCTCATCTACTGCTATTAAGGTGCATAGTTTAGCTTTTATTAGGTAATCCCAATCAGTTGTATAATTAGAATACTTATCTACTAATTCTTGTGCTTTTTCTTTTGGTTTCATATTTTATTTGTTTTGGTTTTTTAATTGGTTTTGTAAAGGTCATTGTAATAGTCTAAAATATCTTCATCTTCAACACCAAGAGTATTTGCAAATTTCTTAGCTGCATCCATTATTGCTGACCTTTCGTTATCATACAATTCATTAATTGCATTATTTAATTCTTCTTTGGTAATAGTATCATCATTTCTGAAATAATACTTTAAATTTTGTAATGGCGTTTCCATAATTTATTTGTTTTGGTTTGAATGTAAAAATGGTTTATTTATATTAATAAATGTTAAGTATAAATACTGATTTTTGTATTAGAATTATATTTCCAATTTGGTTAAATAATTGTTTTTTTTAGTGTTGTTTTTTGCTTAATTAGAATTATATTTCTAATAAACCACCCCAAGTTCCCCAAATCACTATCTTGTTATTAATATATAATTTCTTAGGGTGGTCTATGCTCTTAAATGTTTTGATAAAATGCAACTATTAAGAATGCAAATATAATAATAATTACTGCTTCTGTATTGTATTGTTTCTGTTTCATAAAAAATGTGCGTTGGTCAGCCGCACCCCTGACTTTGGAGGTTAGTTAATTTAATATTTCGTTTATTAATTCTTGACTAGGCTCATTTTCACTAGCAGCCACACTAAGCAATTTAACTAAATTTTCAGGCTTATAGACTTTTAAAATGAATTGAATTGCTTCTTCTTTATTTCCACCATTTGCAACCATCAACATTGCATAGCTATTAGCCATTGCGCTTTCTAGTGGACTGCTACCTTCCCATTCTAATTGTCTAAGAAAAGATGCTCTAGCTATTTCATAGCCTTTGTGGTTTCTTAAATACTGATAAATTTCTTCAGCTTTTTTTTGATTGTTCATATTTTTGGTTTTTGGTTTGTTATCAATCAATGACATAACAAATATACAACCTGTAAACACATTATCCAAATATTTTACACACTTTGTGATGAACGGTAAAAATTAAGGATAAATGGTAAATGTGCGTTCAACAGTCGCACCCCTGTATAGATTACTTATTTTCTCTTTTAGTTATAATAAATCTGTAGTGTGGTGCGTTAATCATTCCACAAGCTAAAATAACTCTTGCGTGAACTATTATATTATTGTGAGAAATCATAAATTCAAAATCATAAGGTGTGCCACTATTAATTCTTTCAATTTTTAAAGGATGTGCCTTAATGCCATACTCAACTAAAGTTTCAATTAATCTTTCAAATTTGATATTATAACCTTCATTACCTTCATTTAAGAACTCTAAATAGCAACTAAACTTTCTTGCTTTTTTATTTATCAAATGATTATTATTATAACCATTCTCTTCCCCTCTTTTAATTGATAAATCAATTTCTTTCAATCTGTAATTCACATAAGATTCTAAATACATTTCTTTGAAATTCAGAAGTTCTCTGTTTAAAACATAAGTTAATTGTTCTTTAGCTTGTTTGTTTCTTTTTTCTTCTGCTTTTGTAATTGGCTTTTGTAAAGTTTGCATAATTGTTTGGTTTTTTTGATACAGTAAAGATATAGTATCTTATCTACACTTTCCAAACATATTGTCAACTATTTTTAAACTTTGTGATGAACGGTAAATAAAGCTGATGAACGGTAATTAAACGAATGAATACCTTCCATTACCCCTTTTCATATTGTAATTATTCCAAGTCAAAGCCAATGCCATTACACAGTCATCGTGAAATCCACTAGGCGCAGAATACT